GGGGAGGATGGTCGCACGACGCGGAAATGTATTGTGCCAGGGCCATTTCCCGACTCAAATTGAGGTTCGGGCTGTGAACAAGGAGGCAAAATTGAAAAAGAAATTATCTATCAAGACCTGGAGTGGAACTCCGCTTTTTGAATATGAAGCGGAAGACAACACTTTAAAGCGAACCCTAGAAGCCGCCGTTAAATCCAGGGCCGACCTCTCCAGGGCCGACCTGTCCGGGGCCAACCTGTTCAGGGCCGACCTCTCCAGGGCCAACCTGTCCGGGGCCAACCTCTCCAGGGCCAACCTCTCCAGGGCCACCCTGTTCGGGGCCGACCTCTCCAGGGCCAACCTGTTCGGGGCCAACCTCTCCAGGGCCGACCTGTCCGGGGCCAACCTGTTCGGGGCCGACCTGTCCGGGGCCAAAGGCTTAAAAGACATTCTCCAAATCGGCCAAATAGGTTCAAGGAAATCATATCTCCTGGCCTTGAAACTCGACGACGGAAAAATTGAGATAAAGACAGGATGTTTTTCAGGAACCATCGAGGAATTTGAAAAACAGGTAAAGGAAAACCACAAAGACAATAAGCATGGGGAGGCATACAAGATGGCGGTGTCGTTAATCAAATCGAGGTTCGGGCTGTGAAGGGGTTGAGTTTAAGACAAGTGCAGACGCTTAAAAAAATGAGTAGTAGGTGGGTGACGGCGTATGAGTTAGGTGTAAGTCTTTTAACGCTTGAGTCATTATATAGGCGGGGACTTGTCGAAAAACGGGGTATGCCTGGAATGTATTTTTATCCACGCACTTGTATTTATTTCAGACTAACCACCCAGGACGTAAAGGGGGAAGATGATGAGTGAACTTAATTTGGAATCCATGAAGGTCTTAATAGGCCGTATGGACAGATACATCAGCATGAAGATTGGAGCGCCAAGCGGATTCATGGGGCTATTCAATCAACTTGAGCATGAAATCGAGAGACTTAAGGTGGAAATACTGGCATTGAAGGATATGGAGTCCTTCTACAAGGCAGAACTGGAACACCGAAAAGACCAGTTGGATGAACTTAAAATTAAAATTGTCAGATTGGAGTTGGAGAAGGAGGGGGCATGAACTATTTTAGAGTGTATGACAGTAAAGCGGAGAATTTTCCATATATTGATTGGGACAGCGCGGCTGTGTTAAAAGCACTGCGGAAATCTCAAAAGATGCGCTTGGGATTAGCGAATTTGCTGATTGATGCCGTGAAGTCGTTGTTAGATAATAAGTTGCCATGAAAAAGAAAAATACTAAAATGCGGGCTCGGTTTGTTGGAATAGGTGATGGCGGTGAAGAAAACTATCGCTTGCGCCTGGAAATCGAACGCTTAAAGACGGCGTTGAAAAATTATGGGTGGCACTGGTGCTCTTGCGACTGGGAGATAACAAAATGTTCTTGCGGATTACGGGAACAGTTGGAAAGGAGACTGAAATGAAAGAACTGACCATAGAAGCGTTAAGAGAAATCCTGGAAATCGTGAAGGACAGCAAGGCGTTCGTGATTGACCAGGCTCCCGGCTATGCCCAGGAGTTGGTGCGGTATGAGCTTGTCTCTAATGCCGCGTATGGAGTGATAGCTATCGCGTGGATGGTGGGCTGCGTGACAATAATGCTATGGTCTTATATCCATTGGGCAAAACTTGATGGCGACACCAAATTCTTGTTCATATTAGCCCCCATAATGGCCTCGGCGTTCGCTATCATTCCGTTTCTGGCATCTATTCTTCCCGACTTCCTCAAAGCATGGACGGCGCCGAAGGTGCTGATAGTCGAGAAGCTCATGGCGATGGTGAAGTAATATGGACCCTGAAGAGAGACGTTGTTATATTGGAGCATCAGACGCGGCAGCGGTCCTCGGGTTATCCCGCTGGACTACTCCGCTAGCAGTTTGGGCCGAGAAAACCGGGAAAGTTGAGCCGGAGGATGTTTCTGAAAAGCTCGCTATCTGGCTCGGGAATGAACTCGAAGAGACCGTTGCTAAGCTGTTTGAGCTCAAAACGGGAAAGAAGGTCCATAAGGTAATAGAGCCACATATCCACCCTGTCCACCCATTCTTGGTCTGCCATATTGACAGGAAGGTGGAGGGGGAGAGCGCCGTCCTCCAGTGCAAGACGGCATCGCCGAGGAAATCTAAAGAGTGGGAAGGCGAGGAGATACCGATCGAGTATATTATTCAGGAACAGCACGAGATGATGGTAACAGGCTACCAGCACGCCTACATCGCCGTCCTGATAGGTAACGAGCAGTTCGTGTGGAAGGAAATCAAGAGGGATGAGGGGATTATCAGGGATATTATGGCTCGGGAGGTTTATTTTTGGAACACGTTCGTGGCCGCACGCGTTATGCCGGAGATTATATTAAAAGGGGATAATGAGACGCTCAGGCGCCTTTACCCAAGCGCGGTTCCCCTAAAATCAATCCAGCTAAACGAGGCTGGGTGCGTTATCGCCGAGGGTATAAAGAACCTGAAGGATGACGTCGAAAAGCTTGACGAAATCATCAAGCAGCAGGAGGCCGAGTTAAAGAAAATCCTCGGTGACGCTGAGTTCGCGGAGTCTAAGACGTTCAAGGTGACGTGGAAGAACCAGGCGCAGAGGAGAGTTGATACTGACAAGCTTCAGATCAACTTTCCCGACGTGTACGAGAAGGTCCTGAAGCCGATCAATTTCCGAAAGCTGCTAATCAGTCGTAAGAAGTAAAAGGAGGCAACAAAAATGGTACAACCAACGGATGCGGCCGCGGCGCTTAAGTTCGTCCCGGCCGTGAAGGTAGCCCCGAACACGATCAAGTCGGTCATCAACATGCCGGCAATCAGGGTGAAGTTCACCGAGATGCTCGGGGAGAAGAAGGCGGCGGGTTTTCTATCGAGCGTGATCTCGACATACGAGGGGAGCAAGGCGCTCAGGGAGTGCAACCCGATGAACATCGTCGCCCAAGCGGCGGTAGCGGCGTCCCTGGACCTCCCGATCGTCAACGGGCTCGGGTTCGCGGCCCTCGTCCCCTACGGGGGGGTCTGTCAGTTCCAGATCATGGCCAAGGGGTTTATCCAGCTCGCGATTAGGACCGGCGAGTATGCGGACATGAACTCCAGCGAGGTCTACGAGGACGAGCTCGAGCTCTACAACCCTATCACGGGGCAGATCAGGTTCACTCTACAGGGTAAGTGGAAACAGCGGGACGCCGGGGAGGCAGGGAAGATCGTCGGCTACGTCGCCTTCTTCCAGCTCCTCAACGGATTCCACAAATACCTCTACATGACCAACTCCCAGCTGATGGCCCACGCGAAGAAGTATAGCAAGTCTTTCCAGAAGGGAAAGGGTAAGTGGGCGGACGACCCGCACGTCATGAAGCTCAAGACCGTGACGAAGCTTCTCCTTTCTAAATGGGGAATACTCTCCGTCGAACTGATGCGCGCGATCAGGGTTGACCAGGGGGTCGTGACCGAACTCCCTGGCGAGGAGGACAAGGTAGAGTACCCCGACCTCCCCGACGCCAACGAGCAGCCCGAGGCGCCGCCGAAGGCGGAGGACGCGAATAAGGAAGGCGGGTCAAAGACGCAGGAGCAAGGCGACACAATCGGGAAGCCATTGATCGTCGCCGGGAAGGAAGATAGCCCGAGGGGCATAACGGGTAGCACGATCAAGTTCTAAGGGTGAGGCAAGAGGCGAGTAAATTCAAAAAACAAAAGGAGAAAAAATGAACCAAAAGATCAGGAAATCCGAACAGGCCAACACCGGAGATTAATCATGAAGATGAAGCGCTACAGGATCGAGTCATCGTTCATTCTCATCCTCCCTGACCCCGGGGGCGCGAACGTAGTTATGGAGGAGCTCCGCAGGAAGTTTAGGTCCTTCCTCGGCCCAGACATGAACGCGAACCTGACTTGTAAGATACTCAAGAGAGAGAAATCTCTGAGCAGTAACACCAGGGAATCTAAAGGGGGGAGGGATAAATGAAAATCGTCGAATTGAAGGCAGAGAACATCAAGAAGCTCGTGGCGGTAGAGATTAGGCCGGACGGGAACGTCGTCCAGATCACGGGGCGCAACGGGCAGGGCAAGACCAGCGTCCTGGACTCTATCTGGTGGGCGCTCGGAGGAGGCGCCGCGGTCCAAGCCGAACCTATAAGGGAGGGGGAGAGGTTCGCGAAGATCACGCTGGACCTCGGAGACATAATGGTGACCAGGACGTTCAAGAAAGACAAGGAGGGGGGGACCTCCTCGAGCCTGTTCGTGGAGGGGAGGGACGGGACAAAGTTCTCGTCTCCGCAAGCCGTCCTCGACGGCGTCCTCGGGAAGCTGACGTTCGACCCGCTCGAGTTCGCGAGGATGAAGCCTCGGGACCAATTCGACGTCGCCAAGACGTTCGTCTCCGGTTTCGACTTCGAGGCTTGCGAAGCAGAGAAGCAGGCCTGCTTCCAGAAGCGCGCTATCCTCTCCAGGCAGTCGAAGGAGAAGAAGGCGGCCGCATCCCAGGTAGTCGTCCCCGCAGGCCCTAAGGCGTTCACGGACGAGACGCCGATCCTCAACGAGATCTCGTTCGCGGACACGCATAACATGCAGATGTCGTCCAGGAAGTCTAACAGGGAGACCGCCTACCAGACCATCGCGAGGAACCGCGAAGAAGCCAAGAAGCTGCTGAATGAGGCGAATGAGCTGGAGGCGCAGATCTCAGAATCCGGCCCGCTCCCTGAACTCAAAGACGTGACGGAGATCATGAGGCGCCTAGCAGTGGCGAGGGACGGCAACGCGGCATGGAGGGCCGAGGCGTCGAGGACGACTCTCGAAGACGAGGCGGAGAACCTTGAGGGAGAAGCGCGTGCCATGACAGACAGGATGGCGGCGCTCGAGGAGGGCAAGAGGGCGGCGATAGCGGCCGCGACCCTCCCTATAGACGGCCTGTCGTTCGGGGACGGGTCCGTGACGCTCAGGGGCGTCCCGTTCGACCAGGCATCTGACGCCGAGAGGCTCAGGGCATCCGTGGCGATCGCGATGGCGCTGAACCCGAAACTCAGGGTTGTAAGAATACGAGACGGCTCGCTCCTTGATTCAACGAGCATGGGGCTCGTGGCCGAGATGGCCGAACAGAGGGACTGCCAGGTCTGGATTGAGAAGGTGGACGAGACAAGCTCCATCGGGTTCGTCGTGGAGGACGGGAGGCTCGCCGAGAAGAAGCCGGCGGCCGTTTGAGCGTCAGGGGGAAGGTCCAGGACGTCGGCCGGAAGGTCGAGTCCTGCCTGAAGGACTACCCGCAGACGCGCAACGACGACACGCTCCTGATCTGGAAGGTCTGGGAGGTATTTTACGGCATTGAAGGGTCGGTGACGCTCCGGCAGATGATGGAGCTCCCGTCGTTCGAGACTATCCGGAGGACACGCGCCAAGATTCAGAACGACGACGGGAAGTATCTCCCGTCGGACGAGACCGTCAGGAAGCGCCGCGGCCTGGAACAGGAATGGAGGGATGCCATGCAGCTGGACATGTTCGGCAGCGGAGGTTCCTGATGTGCGCCATAGCCGGCGGACACGTCCAGCTCCTGAAGGTCGCGGCCGGCATCGAGGCCATGAGGCATAGGGGGCCGGACTCCGCCGCGACGGCCGAAGTGAACCAGATACTAAGCGTCGGCCACGCCCGCCTGTCCATCCTCGACCTCGACAGAAGGAGCGACCAACCATTCCGCTACCGCGGGTGGTGGCTGATCTTCAACGGTGAGATCTGGAATTACAAGGCCTTAAGGCGCGAGCTCGAGGAGAGGGGCAAGTCGTTCTCCACTTCCGGCGACACGGAGGTGCTCGCGGCGGCGCTCTACGAGTGGGGTATAGACGGCGCCCTACCGAGGCTCGAGGGCATGTTCGCCTTCGCCTGGGTATCACCTCTTGGCACGTCGGTGGCCCTGGCCAGGGACAGGTTCGGGGAGGTCCCGCTCCATTATTCCCTGGACCCGTTCGCCTTCGCCTCTGAACGGAAGGGCCTCATCGCCATGGGGGTGGGACCAGAGAAGATCTACGACCTCGGGCCGGGCTGTACCCTCCAGGCCCCTCGGGGGGGATGGGAGGTTTCCCGGTGGTATACTCTAGGGCTAGATGAGGCCGAGGAGACGATAGAGAAGGCCTCCGGTATCGTGTTAGGCTTGCTCAGGGCTGGTGTGGCGGAGAGGATCATCTCGGACGTCCCGATATGCACGCTAGTCTCGGGTGGGATCGACTCGTCGATCATCCTCAAGCTCTTAAAGGAGCTCAGTCCCGGCATCGTGGCCTACACGGCCGTCCACAGGCCGATGTGCGGGGACCTCAAGAACTCCAGAGCCTTGTGCCGCGAGCTTGGGGTCGAATTGAGGGAGGTCCAGGTGCCTCTGCCTCGCCCGGAGGACCTCCAGGAGGTCGTCAGGATCATTGAGACGTCGAGCAAGGCGCAGGTCGAGATCGGGTGGGCCTGCACGAGGCTCGCCGACGCGATCAGGGCCGACGGGTTCAAGGTGACATTCTCCGGGGAGGGGTCCGACGAGCTCTGGGCCTCCTACGGGTTCGCCTACTACGGGATCGAGAGGGACGGCTGGCATGATTACAGGGTCCACCTTGTCGCGGAGCAGCACCGTAAGAACTTCGCGCGCTGCAACAAGGTGTTCATGTCCAGGGGGGTCGAGTGCCGCCTCCCGTTCCTCCACAGGCCGTTAGTGGAGTACGCGCTGTCACTCCCGCGGGACGCCGTCTCGTCCAGGAGGTCAAGGCCGAAGGAGGTCCTGCAGAGGGCGTGCTCCGGCCTGATCCCCGACTCCATCGTCCGGCGGGCCAAGGTGGCCTTCCAGGACGGCATGGGGCTGAAGGACTCCATCGCGAGGTCCATCGAGAACCCAGCGGGGCTCTATAGGATGAAGTTTGAGGAGATATACGGAAAAAAATCACAGGAGGTGTTGCCGCTATGACCACAGGAGCGCTGTTAAAGAGGGGAGAGGATGGCAGGGTAAGAGAGTTCAGCTTCGACACGATCAAGGACTTCGACCGCCACATCCACTTGTCGATCCCGAACTACGACGTCATGTTCGATTCGCTCCTTAAGGTGTCGGAGTACTTCATCGACCCTGGCAGGACGATCTACGATATTGGGTGCTCTACCGGGCGCCTCCTCAAGACGCTCGCCGAGAAGTTTCCGACGCAGAGGATGATCGGGTTCGACTCCTCGGCGAACCTGCTTCCCCAGGACCACGACCATGGGAAGATCAGGTTCGTCCTGACCGACCTGAACCAGCCTCAGGCCTTCCCGTCGGCGTGCCTGGTGTTCTCGATCTTCACGCTCCAGTTCCTAAAAAAGGAGTTCAGGCCAGCCATCGTCCAGGCCATATTCGACGGCCTCCCTGTCGGCGGGGCGTTCATCATCGCGGAGAAGTCCTATGCCTCCGAGCCGCAGATGCAGGACGTCTTCACGAGCGCATATTACGACTACAAGGCCAAGACGTTCTCGGCCGAGGAGATCTTCACCAAGGAGCGAGACCTCCGCCTCATCCTCCGGCCGCAGACCTCGTCGCAGAACAGGAACATGCTGTACCGTGCCGGTTTCAGCATCGTCGAGCCGTTCTATAAATACTTCCAGTTTGAAGCATGCATTTGCATCAAGTAAATTAGGAGGCGATATGATTGACGGGAAATACACTGTGGTCAGCACGTTCAGCGGGTGCGGCGGGTCGTCAATGGGCTACAGGCTCGCGGGGTTTAAGGTCCTCGCCGCCAACGAGTTCATACCGATCGCCGCGGACACGTACGAGAGGAACTTCCCCGGCACGCACGTGTTCAGGGAGGACATCAGGGCGCTAAATGCGGGGATGATCTTCGGCGTCACCGGCCTAAAAGAGGGGGAGCTTGACCTGCTCGACGGGTCGCCGCCCTGCGCGTCGTTCTCGACGTCGGGGAAGCGCGAGCAATCCTGGGGGAAGGTCAAGAGGTACAGCGAGACCACGCAGCGCGTCGACGACCTGTTCTTCGAGTACGTTCGGCTTATCGGACAGGTCCAGCCCAAGACGTTCGTAGCCGAGAACGTCGCCGGCATGGCCATCGGCGTCGCCAAGGCGGTATTCGACGAGGTGACGGAGCTCTTCAAGCGGCAGGGGTACAGGGTCGCGTGTCGGCGCCTGGAGTCTCAGTTCTTCGGCGTCCCGCAGAAGCGGAGGCGCCTGATCTGGGTCGGGGTCCGAGAGGACCTCTGCGCGGCCCGCGGGGTCGAGCCGTCTCACCCGAAGCCGCAGACGCGCCCTATCTCCTTCAGGGAGGCGACGGCCGACCTCGAGCTGACGACTGAGGACCTCGGGCCAGCCATGATGCGGGAGACGTCCGCGGACGGGAAGAAGGAGCTCGAATCATGGACGCTCGCGATGAAGATGAAGCCGGGTCAGGTCGGGTCCGACTACCACCCGAAAGGCCACTATTTCAACCTCGTCCGAGCCAGTTTTGACAAGCCCGTGCCGACGATCCTACAGATGCACGGCTCTATCCAGGGAGCAGGGGTCCTCCACCCTACGCAGATGCGGAAGCTTACTATAAAGGAGATCAAGCGCTGTTTCGGGTTTATGGACGACTTCGTCCTCCTCGGGGACTTCGCCCAGCAGTGGGAGAGGCTCGGCCGATGCGTCCCGCCGCCGATGATGAGGGCGATAGCCCTCCATATCAGGCACGTCGTACTCGACAAGATCTACGGCGTCGAGAACGACTACAGGCCGACGTTCTACGACCCCGACGATGCGAGCGGCCAGAACACCTTCAGCTTCCTCTCCGATGTCACTGAATTCAAGAGGATCAGGGAGTCGGACCAGCCTCTTGAGGCCTTGATAGCTGTCCGGGAGAACATCATGGCCGGCGTCACCGCCGGCGATTTAAGTGAGGAGCTCTCTGAGCTCGAGGAGGCCGGACTGTTCATCGACGACGCCGAGAAAAGCCATGGATAGGACGCGCGCCATTCGTCTCCTAAAATGGTACTATCTATGATACCCATCCTATTCGTTGGTCAGGCGCCGAACTCGAAGAAGTCGGAGGATGCTATTCGGAAGAGACCGTCTTTAACACTGACCGGATCGTCGGGGAAAAGGCTCGCAAGCGCGTGCGGGGTCGGTTATATGGAGTGGCTGCGCCGCTCCGAGCGCGTGAACCTCCTCGACTTTTACCCCGGCGGCGCTTTCCCTAAGAGGCCGGCGCGCGACTCCGCGGAGAGGCTTGTCGATACCTTCGCAGGGAAGGGTGTCGTCTTCTTAGGTAAAACCGTGGCCTCCTGCTTCCCCTTCGGCCCGATGCGCATCCTCCGCTGGTATAGTTTCGGCCTGTTCAGCGCTTCCGTGGTCCCGCACCCCTCAGGCCTTAACAGGTGGTGGAACGACCACTCGAATGCCGCCGCCGCCAGGGCCTTCCTGGCCGGATCATTCCTATGACATACCGCAGGTCACCTGCCTTCCAGTTCTACCCGCTCGACTTCGTCGGGGACATGAACGTCCGCATGATGACAAACCAAGAGCGAGGCTTCTACATCATGCTGCTCTGCCACTGTTGGCTGGAGGGCTCGTTACCAGATGACGCGGCCAGCCTTGCGATGATCGTCGGCGAGGACCTGGCCGAGTTTAAGGCTTCCTGGCCCAGGATCTCGAGGTGCTTCCAGGTCAAGGAGGGGAGGCTCATACAGAAGCGGCTGGAAATAGAGAGGGAAAACCAGAGGAAATTTTCAAAAAAACAATCAAGGAACGCTGAAAAGAGGTGGGAGAAACAAGCTTTACCGTCGGAGCCAAGGTATAGCCAAAAAGATGCCATGGCAGAGCCAAAGGTATGCTCTTCATCTTCATCTTCATCTTCATCTTCATCTAACAAAGAAGCTAAAGAAAGGATAGCACTCGCCACAAAAGGCGCGGCGAGTGCCACAGAAGGCGAACCAAAGGCGGACTTTACCTTAGCCGTAGAGTATCTGATGGAAACTTGGAAGGCCGGGCCCGGGAGCGGCCAGAGATACCCGTTCTCGGGGATCGACGGCAAGGCGGTGAAGCGGATCGTCGGGAATTACGGCCTGGTATACTTCAAGGCGCTGTGGTCCGAGTTCCTTGCCAGGGACTGGAAGTGGATCAACAACACGAACCAGACGGTAACCCCCCCAAAAGACCTTCGCGTGTTCGAGTCGAAGCTCGTCGAGCTCCTCGAACACGGCGGGTATAAGAACAGAATCCCGAAGATAACGAGCGACCTCGGCCTGAACATGCTTAAGATGAAAAGGTAACGATATGTTAGATACCGGACCGGTGATACTGACATTCCACAGGATTTATCCGTCTCTGAATAGAATCTTACGGATGAGCAGATGGGAGAGGGTGAGGTTGAAACGAGCGTTTATGGACGCGTGCCGGTGGGAGTTGAGGGCAGTCGTCCCGTACAGATTCCCAGGGAAGGTGAGGATCGAGATAAACCTGTGCTTCAAGGATAGGCTGGAGCGACCCAGAGACCCAGACAACTACCAACCGAAATGGCTCCTCGACTGCCTTGTTAAGGAGGGTGTTATAAAGGACGATAGTTGGAAAATAGTCGGGGGTGGAGCAGACGTGAGGTTTATATCGGGTGATCCACGCGATCACGTCGACGTGAGAATAACAGACGCGCGAGGGGACCAAATGGAACAGCTAACAGAAGGACCGGATAACAAGCCGCTGGCGTGAGGAGGGTGAAGCGCGTTGATCGCCGGCCAATATGCCACTCCCCGTTCTGGGGTTACAACCACGTCTTAACGCGGTGTGGGAGGCGTAAGGGACATAGGGGGAACCATGGGGAGGCTAATGTACGGTGGCGATATGCCATGGGTATCTCTACGACAAGGATGGCGCCGGTATATCTCATCCACGAACCAGCAAAGAGGGAAAAATGGTAAAGAAAGAAAACGCACAGGGAATAGTAAAATATAAATGCGCGGCATGCTTATGTGACGTTTATGAAGATCCTAGGGTTCCAAAAGCAAAAAGGGTCGTCCTTTACGAGTTCCATCAGGTCAGGTTCTTCGTGTTCTGCGATCTCGACTTCCAGGTGGTAGAGAGGTTCTTCCAGATCATAAACCTAAATAAAAAACAAGAATTAAATTAGACGAAAAAAGGATCAAGGAAGAGAATTTTTTTCTCTTGAGCTTCCTTTTTGTTTTTTTAGTTAAAGGGGGGTATGGACAAATCTGGAGATTAAGGCAATAATCTTTAGCATGGAAGCCTCGAGCGCCTTGCGACCAAAAGAGACCACAGCAAAGACCTGCCCTGTAGACCTTCCCATAATCCTCAAGCTTGCCCGCCTTGGATGCACAGAAGCCCAGATTGCTGAGTTCTTTGATTTCTCCGTTTCGACGCTAACCCGAATGAAGCTTGCCTTTCCTGAATTGGTGGCTACTCTGAAAGAAGGAAAAAAATGGGCAGACGCCCACGTTGAGGATAGCCTGTACAGAAGGGCTCTTGGCTACACATTAACGGAAACCGTGACGAAGTTCTTTCACGGGATTTGGCATGAGACGAAGATTGAGCGGAACCATCCACCTGACACGCTTGCTTGTATCTTCTGGCTCAAGAACAGGAAGCCGAACGACTGGAGGGACATACACGCTGTTGAGTCCCGCTTCGTCTTCGAGTTTGTGAGCCGAGTCGGGTCTACTTTGAACAACCTCCTCCCTGAGGTCTGCCCACATTGTAAAGGGCGCTTAACTCTCCGCGAGTCAACGATCCGCGAGCTTGAACGTTTGTCCAAAGAACTTGAGATCTCAAGGGGAGCTAAATCATGACACTTCGCGGCAGACTTTCAATACTTGCTGCAAGCCCTAATCAGAATAAATTGTATGATTTTTTCAATGGCCTCGTGGATGAGATCGAGGCATTGAAAAGGGATAAGGCAGCGCTTGATCTGCTGGTCCAGGGTATGAAGGAGAGGGAGATAGAGAAGTTCGTAGAACCAGTTAAACCAGAGCTTTCTGTTCGTTAATGGAAGGCGCGCGCGGAATCCAACAAAGCGAGTCCTCTCCGACCAACGAAAAGGGAAAGACCATGGAAATGACCAATAGACCAACAACGGCGCCGGACGAGACTACAGGCCCTTCCCTGACACCGATGCCAGCCCAGTCACTGGAGGACTTGCTTGCGCCTGGTGGATATACTGCCTACGCCATCATACGTAAGAAGGGTTCCGGAGGTTTGTGGGTCCTCCGGACTCTTGAGGTTACGGACGGGAGGATAATCAAGAGTACTGACTCTGTCGAGAATATCTCCGGCGTCCTTATTGGCGAAGTCATGTATAAAATGGAGGCGCAGCAATGATCTCGGCGGCGCTTATTGTCACCTTCGTATTCGCAGGGTTTATCCAAGGGTTCACGTGGTATATTGTCGCAGGGGTCCTTCTAAGTGCTGCGTTCCATGAACCAGTCTCCTCTATTGATTTAACCTGTCGTGTCCTAGAAAGGATATTCAGAGGGAGGGGAAATACGTCGCATGTCGAGGACCAGGCAGCTATCCAGGAGCTTCGAGATCAAATTTCTAAGCTGAACCTCAAGGCAGGGTTCATGAAATTGAAGACGGAGGAGAAGGTATGACGTGGCCGACAATTCCGTCTCGATCGCGCTCGCAGAATTAGCGAGCCAACTCGGGAAGGCGCGCCCCTCGGACATAGACGTAGAGGAGGCGTGGAGGCGCGGAGACCTCTCATACAAGTTTTGGGAAGTCCAAAAGAAAATGGCGGCCGTTCTATGGTCGCCAGGTTCTTTGAAAAAAGTCTTAAACTGCTCTCGCCGAATACGGAAGACGTCCACGGCGCTCACCCTGGCGATGGAGCTATGTATCAAGCGGAAGAACGCACAGGTCCGATACGTTGGGCCGACGCAGAAGATGATCCGAAAGATCGTCCACCCGCTGATCAGGCTCTTAACCCTTGACTGCCCCGGAGACCTCAAACCCGTCTGGAAGGCTCAGGACGGGTTGTATTTTTTCCCATCGAACGGCGCTGAACTACACGTGGCCGGCTCGAATAACGACCATGAGGATGACTCAAGGGGGACGGCAGCGGACCTCTGTATCGTAGACGAGGCCCAAATGATAAAGCGTCTAAGGTATCTGATTGATGATGTACTGATGCCTCAGCTGATAGCGTCCGAGGGCCCGCTCTGGATTATCCTGACACCGCCGAAAACGCCTGTCCACGAGTGTAGGGACTTCGTAATAGAGGCTAAGGCTGAGAATGCCTACGCGGAGTTTGACATCTACCAGTCAGAATATCCGCCGATGGCGATCGAGCGGTTCTGCAAGGAAGCTGGCGGGCCGCACAGCACGACTTGGCTGCGCGAGTACATGTGCAAGTTCGTGGTAGACTTGAACTACTCGCTGGTCCCTGAGTGGCAGGACTCGATGGTAGAGGAATATTATCCTGATGAGTTTTACCAGTTCTACTTGAAGTATGAGGGACTGGACATCTCAGGAGGCAGGAAGCATAAGACCGTTAATCTGTACGCGGTCTACGATTTTAAGAAAGCAAAGCTTTTCGTGCAGGACGAGACTGATATTGAAGCTACGCAGAGTACGACGCTAAACCTTGCGGAACAGATCAAGAAGAAGGAGGCAGAGATTTGGAAACATCCGGACAAGCCAAGCGAAACTATGAAGGTCCACTTGAGAATCGCGGACAATTCGAACTTGATCCTTTTGATGGACCTGGGAAAGGAGCACGGGTTGCATTTCGGGGCCACAACGAAGGACTCCCTGGACGCCATGGTGAACAACGTGCGCCTCTGGGTCGGGGCAGGGAAGGTAGCAGTATCTCCACTGTGCGCCCAGCTCATCGGGTCGCTTAAGTACGGAGTTTGGGACGACCGGAGGAAGCACTGGGAGGAGTCGTCGGTTTATGGCCACTTCGACGCCCTGGCCGCGCTGATGTATATGTTGCGTTACGTTGATGTCTCGACTAATCCGATCCCGAAGAACTGGGGCGTCAAGCCTGACGATATGTTTGTCATGCCGGACAACGGTCTAGAAGGTGATGCTAAGAAGATGGCAGAGGCGCTTGGCGTGAAGAGGAAACGATGAAAGAAATGGAGGAAAATTGAGCGACCCGTCGCAGTCTTACCGGAAGGACCAGTACTTCGCGTCCCTGTCCCCGTTAGAGATTGCCAAGTGCCTTGACGAGAAGGTAGAGACGTTCGGCCGATACCTTTCAGCTTCTGGTCGCCTCTCGGTCTGGGGGAGGTCGTATAATTTTTATAACCAAGGTATCTACAAGGATGCCCGCCTCAACCGCGTCGGAACCAACGGCGAGTATACTGAGATGTACGTGAACCACTACCGAAACCTCCTCACGCACGTCTTGAATATAACAACGGGGCAGCGCCCGAGCTTCGATGCCAAGGCCGTTAACACCGATTTCTCCAGCCTATCACAGACTATTGTGGCTAACGGAGTCGTGGAGTACTATGCTCGCTATAAGAAAATGGGGACCATTGCCAAGAGGGCGGTAGAGGATTTCCTCCAGTTCGCTGACGGCTATGTCTGCCAGACTTGGGACTTCAGCCTCGGGGCCGCTGTTGCGCCGGATATGGAAACCGGGGAGACTGTCAAGGAGGGAGACGTCTCCCATAAGAACTATACGCCTATGGACGTCGTCTTCGACCACGTGGGCGGGCTCGTGGACGCTACCCGCCAGTGGTATATCGTACGTGACTTCCAGAACCGTTGGGACCTCATCGCCCGTTTCCCCGAGCTTAAGGCGAAGATCCTCCAGGCAGCCGTCGACTCCAAAATCTGGAACATCATGCGTTTCGGCCCGATGGTGGGTGACGACGCCAACGACTTGGTGCCGGTATACACGTTCTTGCACGACCGGACCGACGCCGTGCCAGACGGCCGCTATTTCGTTTACCTTAATGGTGATTGCTGGCTGCTTGATTCCCATCTCCCTGAATTTTATAAGACCATCCCGGTCAAGCGCCTGTGCGCCTCCGAACAGCGTGGAAGTGGGTTCGGCTACACGATCGGCTATGACATGGCCCCGATTTGCGAGGCAATCAATGGGCTCTATTCCACGATTATCACGAACCAAAAGACTTTCGGCGTCCAGAATATCCTGATGCCGTCAGGGGCTAATATCTCTGTGGCCGAGCTCGTTGACGGCCTGAACCTCATCACATACGACCCCAAGAGCGGCCAGAAGCCGGAGGGCCTCAACCTTACCTCTACCCCGATCGAGATCTTCGAGTTCATCGCGCGCCTTGAGACGGTCCTTGAGGTCATCTCCGGCGTCAACTCCGTGGCACGCGGGCAACCTGAGGACTCGCTAAAGAGCGGGTCCGCCCTCGCCTTAGTCCAATCAATGGCCGTCCAGTTTATGTCGGGACTCCAGGAGGCATACGCGATCTTCCTCGAGGACCTGGCAACCGGCCTGATTGAGATCCTCCAGAAGCAAGCTACTACCCCGAGGCTCATTCAAATCTCCGGGAAGAACAATAAATCTTACATGCGCCAGTTCACCGCCAAGGACATCGGAAGCATCAGTCGCGTGACTGTGGATCTAGGTAACCCCCTAGCCCGGACCACAGCTGGGAAAGTCTCGCTGGCGGATAACCTCCTGAAGCAGGGTATGATCGAGACGCCTGAGCAGTATTTTCAAGTGCTAACAACAGGCCGGCTAGAACCGATGTTCGAGGGTAAGCAGGCCGAGATCATGAACATCAAGGCGGAGAACGAGGCGCTGTCATCGGGGTCTGCCATCGTAGTCCCTGCAGGCGAAGACTACGCGACCATCATGCAGCAGAACCCCGCCTTAGCCCAGGGGGTGCCGGTCATCGCGCTCCTGATCGACAACCACCCGATCCACGTGCGCGAGCATAAGGCTGTTCTGGCTGACCCTGAGATGCGGAAGAACCCTCAGGTGGTCCAGGCGGTCCTTAACCACATCCAGCAGCACATCCAACTGTGGGTGACTGCACCGCCGCAACTCATCCAGATGCTTAAGGAGGAGTTCCCTGCTATGCCGGCGCCTCAGGCAGGGACTGGGGACGCGCCGGGCGCGACGGAGGAGCTTGTCACCGGTAACCCGACGACGAAGAGGGCCTCAAAGATCAGGCCGGCGAAGATGCCGAAGATACCGGTGATGGCAGCCGGAAAAAACGGGAATGGAGGAGCAATATGACATCGTTCTTAAAAAAGGTAACCGCCTGGGCTGGGAAAAACATCATCGGGGTTGCAGTGGCATCTATTGTTGTCACCACCGTGGCGTTATCAGGATTTCCAGCGCACGGGTTCGACGGTTCGGCTAACCCAGCTGCCATCCGCTACAGCTCCGACGTCTCCACCACCACGTCGCTGTGCAGGCCTGCCACCTACCAGCTTGACCTCGACGATCTCCAGGTAAATCGCGTCTCTGTCCAGGTAGTCTATTCGACATACACGGCTTTGAGGGCGACGGTCTTCGACGGCGCACCCTCGACAATCTCTCTAACCATCTCCTCGAACTCGGCGTTGGCCGCCGCGACCTCGTTCATGCAAGTTACCATCTCCTCGTTACCGGCCATCAGCGCCGCGACCGCTTATGTTAACATCTACGTGGCGTCGAACACCGCCCTCGTTGGGGCTAGCGTCTCGCTCATAAAGTCTACAAGCCCAGACGGCATCCACCCGACAACGTTCACGTTCCTGGAGGGTAGGGACTGGAGCCGCAACCAGTTTAACACGAGCTCCGGCGTGGTAAACCTCGCCAACAACTCTTCCATGACGGCAATATCCATCGCCTCCGCGTTAGACTTCTCTACCTACGGAGTCACGGCGTCCACCCCGAGCGTGTTTATCCAGTCTTATATCTCTACAGGGACGCAGGCGCAGACAAACGCAAGCATCGTTATCGTGCGAGCCATTCAGCCAGGGTTTTACGGCAACTACTGGAGTATGCAGACCTCGACCCCTGCGGCCTTGATGGTCGCCTACTCCACGGCCACGGCTGGCAGCGTCGAACCTCCGGGGGCGTCCACCAGGACGACGCCGGTGAACCTCCGGTCTGGCAGGGACGCGGCAGTTATCACCCTAATCACCGATGCTACCAGGTATTTTACCGCCGGCAAGGACTTTGCCGTCGGGACGACCTCGACCCAAACAGCCCTTAACGTCGCGGCCGTCTTAAATTACAGTTCCTATTCTATCGTCGCCTCCACGAACGACGGGGCGGTTTACGCATCTAGGACGTCCACCGGAGCGCACCAGGTCCTTGTCCAGGCCGTAACCGCTGGTGAGGCCGGGAACCTCTACCAGTTAAAGAGCTCCACGCAGTTCGCCCTCGTCGTGGCCCTGTCCACCACCGTGTCTGGCGCGAAGGCGTTTTCCGGACCACAATACCTCCATGGCGGGCGCGACGCCGCCTATTTGATCGTGAACGGGTCGAGGTTCACCAACGGCGTCGATTGGGTCAGCGGGTCCGTGGCCTCGGCAACCGCGTTCTCTATCTCCTTGGCCCTGGCCAACGATCACTTGACGAGCTCGGCTACGGTCATGGTGTCCACCGCCCAGATGTTTAACAGCCCGACTCTGGCCATCCTTTACTCCACGTCGGTCTTGTCCGGTCCTAACAGGGTCGGTTGGCTATCCTCGACTCAGGCTGCACTGACGTTATCTAACATGACTACGGGGCAATTCGGGAGCTCAACAGGGACCATGACCGGAGGATCTTCGTCTCAATTTAGCACGAATAGTTACACGTTCTTGTCCACCAACACGTTCATTTTCAGCCAGGGAGTGTGGGTGTCTACCAGGAATTTCTCCGCGGCACTGAACAGCTTGCCGGGGAGGTTGGTCCCGGGCAGCACCTATTTCGTTACGGTAGCGTCCGGGAGCGGGTCCTCCGACGGCCAGATCAGGCAGAGCTTTACCCTTGCCCATACCTCGACCGGAGCGGCAGCCGGAGTCCCGTGGACTGGAGGTCTCTCGACACAGTCCGCACAGGGAGGTAGATCATTCGAGCTCGTTCCGGTGACGTGGGAAGGGGCAGCCACCTTCAGCATGGCCGTGTCTAACAACGGGACGCAGTGGGTGAACACGCCACCTGTCGTATCGGGGGCCTCCATAACCGTGACCATGGCTACGCTGCCAAACTCCACCACGTTCTATGACCTCGGCACGGTGAACTACCGGCACGTGAGGTTCAATATCGAGGCGTCATCGGCTACCCCATCTATCTGGAAGGTGAACGTGAACGGGAGATACTAAATAGACCAACCCTAACCCATAAAAGGGCAGGGAGCATGGCTTTCTACACAAGAGAGGGCCTGCCAAAGGAGAAATAAGATGCCAGAACAAACTACTATGCCACCGACGACGGCCATTACGACTACTGTACCAGATACCACCGCGGCAGAACCGGTGGAGGGGGCGGCTCTAGCAACGCCGGCCACTACCACTGCCAAGGTGGCGACAGAGAAGAACGCTGACGGCACGGAGAAGAAGCTGGCCGCAACCCCTGCCCAGGCGGCAGAGGCCAAGAAGGACCCTGATCCGCCCGATGCAGCCAAACCGTTCCGGATCGTCGTTGACGGGAAGGACCAGTGGTACTCCCAGGCCGAGATCGTTAAGATTGCCCAGAAGGGTATGGGTGCGGACAAGCGTTTCCAGGAAGCCCACAAGATAAAGACGGCCGCGGAGACGTTCCTCTGGCTCCTAAAGAATAAGCCGCGTGAGATCCTGGAGAACCCGAAGCTAGGCATCGACTTCAAGAAGCTGGCTCAGGAGTTCATCGCGGACGAGATCAAGCTCGAGATGATGACGCCGGAGCAGCGCGAACTCCATGAGGCGAAGATACGGCTCGCTGCTAACGAGGAGGAGAAGAAGGCTGCGACCCAGAAGCTCCAGCGGGAGCAGATGGAAGCGGCTGTCCGGCAGCAGAGTGAAAACTACGAGCGGGACATCACCGAGACCCTTAAGACTTCCGGTCTCCCGAAGACGCGAGAGACTGTCCGGAAGATCGCATACTACCTCTCGGAGGCGCTTAAGCAGAATGTCGTCCTGAAAGCGGCCGACGTCATCCACCTCGTAAAGGCAGATTACGACCAGGCTATCAAGGACCTCTTCGAAAACGTGGATGGGGACGCGCTCATGAGTTTCTTGGGTGACGGTAATGTCAAGAAGCTGAATGAGGCCCTCCTTAAGAAAATCAAGGCCGGAGACGTCAAACCACCTTCCGCGCAAGGTGACCAACCTGTCAGGACTGGCCAGAGGCCGAAGTTCTTGGACAAGGAGGAGTGGAGGAAAGAAGTGGACAGGAGGGTTGCTAGCCTCCAATAGATTTTAATAGACCAGAGGGGACGACGAAAGGCTATCCCCGAGGGTCAACACTGGCGAACCAGGCGCGAGAGCTACCAGGAGCCAGGAAGCGAAGACATAAGGTCCAAAAGGCATGAGGACGCAAGAGCTATCCGAGGCCCGAGGCAAGAGCATACACTAAAAAGGAGGCACTAAAATGCCAACGACAACCACGGATCTCGACGGTCTGTTCAAGGAAGTCTACACTCCAGACGGCCTCATCAATCTGATGCCGGAGGCGTCCCGGCTCGTCAAGGGGATCGAGTTCTCGGAAGACGAGAAGATCGGCGACAAATATGTCCAGCCAGTCGCCCTGACGTACGAGCACGGCATCACCTATGGCGCGCCTGCCGCGGGTGCGTTCACGCTGAGGGCTGCCGTCTCGATGAAGACAAAGAAGGCCGAGGTGGACGGTTACCAAATGGTCCTCCGCTCGCAGATGGATTACGAGACCGCAGCCAAGGCCCAGAAGGGCGGAGCCAGGTCCTTTAAGAAGGCGACCCAGCTCCAGGTCGAGAACATGATGGAGTCCTTGACCAAGCGTCTCGAACTCTCCATCCTCTACGGCCAAAGCGGGATCGGCCAGGCATCCAGTTCCGTTAACACTGACGCGACGACCACCGTCCTCCAGATCTCCACGGCCTCCTGGGCCACGGGCATCTGGGCTGGCATGGAGAATTGCCCGCTGAACGTCTTCAACGCGTCCTCGGGCGCTTTGGTCTCGTCCGGCGCCGACAGCATCTTCATCATCAGCAAGGTAGACGTCGCTAACAAGAAGCTTACAGTCACAGGGACGGCTACCGGTATCTCTGCCCTAGATACCCTCCTGAGCACGACGGCCGGGGACATCTTCTTCGACACGGCCAGGGCAAGCGCGTCGTCCTACTCGGAGATGGTCGGCCTTCGGGCGATCATGGTCAACACGGGTTCGCTCTTCGGGGTCAGCGCCTCGACCTACAACTTGTGGGCCGGGACGCTCTACGACGTCGGGTCCACCGCACTCACGTTCGGCAAGATCATCAACGGGATCGCGGAGGCCTCCGGCCGCGGGTTGCAGGAGAAGATGGTCGTTTACCTGAACGACAAGACCTGGGCCAACGTGGCCTCGGATCAGGCAGCGCTCAGGAAATACGACGCCTCCTACTCGGACGGGAAGGCGACCAACGGCTACCGCTCGATCACGTTCTACAGCCAGAACGGAGAGGTCGAGCTCCAGCCGTATAACTGCGTGAAGGAGGGAGAAGCGCTCGGTCTCCCCCTTAAGCGAATCAAGAGGGTCGGCGCTCAGGACCTGAGCTTCAACTCCCTCGGAAACGACGGGAGGATCTTCAGGGAACTCTCGGACGGTGCTGGGTTCGAGTACAGGATCTACAGCGACCAGAGCGTCTTCTGTGAGACGCCGGCCAAGCTGATCCTGTTCCAGAACATCGTCAACAGCTGAACCATCGGTTAAAAATAGGCGCACCTCCTCCGCCGCCGGATTCATCCACCGGCGGCGGAGTGTCCGCCTCACTTTAAGGGAGGAAACAAATGTCTAACCACATCGTAGTAATCGACACGTCGCTCGGAGCCGACCACGTCCTCAACCTGGTAGGCGGAGGCGATGATAAGGGCGGGATGCTCCCCCGAGTCGGCCAGATCCTCGAGGCCGTGGACGGCGGGGCCTATTCCGGGAAGGTTAGGGTTAAGGTCGGCGGGACGCAGGCGTCAGGGACCATCACCTTCGCGTCCTTCGTCGAGGACGACACGGTCACGATCAACGGAGTCGTGATGACCGGGAAGGACGCGCCGAGCGGGGACGTCCAGTTCGAGACCGGCGTCTCCGACCAGAGCACGGCCAACTCGCTCGTGTCGAAGGTCAACGCATCCGCGACAGCCAAGCTCGTCGGGACGGTAGGGGCGACTCGGCGCGCGACAGTCATCCTTAGCGGGTTCGTCGAGGACGACACGGTCACCGTCCAGGGATACGTCTTCACCGCGAAGAACTCCCCGACCGAGGGTAACAAGCAGCAGTTCACCGTCGGACCCTCCGACGCCGTAACAGCCGAGAACCTCATGCTCGCGATCAAGGCGCACCAGTCGACGAACACGATCACCGTCACCAGGTCCTCGGCGACACTGACGCTGAACTTCTACGGTTCGCTGACGCTGACATCCTCGGCCCACTCCACCGCGGCCAGCGACATCGTCGTTGTCACCTGCGTCGTCCCGGGGACCATCGGGAACCTCTGCACCCTCGCCATCTCCGCTAACGGGTCGGTCTCCGGCGCGGCCCTGACCGGAGGCCTCGAAGGGACGGCATACACTTACTCGAAGAACAGGGACCTCGTAGTCTAGGGAGGCAGGACATGAAGAAGATACTCGCGCTGGTCGTCGCGCTGGCGATCCCTGTCCTGGTCCGACCATCGGCCGTCCACTCATACATTACACTGACAATAGACGGCGTGGATTACTCGTTCCCAGAGGTAGACGACGAGGATTGGGGCCAGTACGTTACCGACTGGGCCGAGGCGATCTCAGATGGAATCTTCCAGAAGACCGGCGGGACGTTCCCCTTGTCCGCTGAGGCGTTCTTCGGGAGCACCTTCTCCGTCAGGGTCGCCTATCTCAGGGACGCAAACGCCCTTCCAACGGCGACAACCGGATTCCTTCGTCTGGGAGCGACGTCCTATATCCAATGGCGGGACCACGCGAACTCGTCCAACCTTACACTTGGATTAGACGTCGCGGATAACCTCGTGTTCAGGGGTTACATCGTCGGGCTAGCTACCTCGAGCCTCTACGCCTCGAACACGAACTACGCCCTACGCGACTCCGTCGCGGTCAGCACGGCGCTCCTCCAGCTTGTCGCCTCGAACACGAACTACGCCCTCTGGCTGGACGTGTCCCTGGCGACGGAGACCATAGGGCTGACGGCCTCGAACACTAACTACGTTAATACCGGCTCTTCGTCCCAGACCATCCTCGGGAGCCTTTACGTCGGCGGGATCAGTTCGAGCACGCTCGTGATCGCCAGCTCCGCCACCCTGAAGGCCTTGTCCGTGGGGGCGACGAACCTCTACGTGCTCCCGGGCGGCGGGATGGGGATAGGTACAGTATCTCCCACGTCCATGCTCGACGTTAGCGGCGGTTCCCTGACCGTCCGCGGGTCCGGATCTGGTATATCGGCCGAGGGAAACTCGAACTTTATGGGGTCTCTCGCCTTCCGGACGACCTACTATTTCGTTGCCGGCTCACAGTTCATCACCGGCCACGCGTCTAACACCGTCGTTGTATCGACGAGCCCGATGAACGGTTGCCCGCGGTTCGACCACAACACCGATACCCCTGGGCTCAACTCCGCCTGGTATAAGTTTATCGTCCCCGAGAACTACGTCCAGGGCAGCACCTGGAGCATCCGTTACCTGGCGTCGGCTACAACAGGGTATGTGAACCTTAGCGAGGTCTATACCTTGTCTTTCGCAACGGCGACTACGAATGGGCTGCCCATAAATGACTCGGGGACTACCACTCTCGCCTTCGGGTTCGGGAAAACGATGGAGATAAACGGCGCGAACTCCGCGCTCGGCGGCCAGCGAGAGAATAAAACCGTCTTCTATGTCCCCGGCCTTTCCGGTGTCATGGGAGGAGGAAATAAGACGCTCTGGGTCCGCGTGACAAGGAACGGAGACATGGCCCTAGACACGTCGAACACCCAGAGTTATCTCACGGGGTTCATCATGACGGCGGTTTACCAGCAATGAAGAAGGCTGCGGCCCTCTCCTTCCTGCTGGTCTCGGCCTTCCATTTTAGGGCCGAAGCCTTCCTACAGATGCAGTCCTTCAAGCCGATCTCTACGGCCAGCCAGGTCATCGTCGTTGGTGGCAGCCTGGTGACTGTCCCGACCGGGACGGTCGCGGTGTTCATTATGGATGAGGGGTCTGGTAACTCGGTTTACGAGCTGAACGACCCAGGCATAGTCGGCCAGGTCCTGCCGGGTGCCGTCTTCAATTCCACGGGTGGTGCCAGGGGGCAGCCAGCCGTAACGAACACGAACACGACAGGTTACGTATCCGTCCCTGCCGCGGACGCTTCCTGGGCTGCTGGCCACGCCGGCACGGCGAACGTCGGAGAGCAGACTGTGATGATGTGCGTTGAACCTAGGACGAGCGTCGCGCAGGCCGCCCATCCTTTCGGGTTCTGGTCGCACGAGGATAACTCGGGGACGAAATACGCCTATACGATCTTCTACCAGTCGGGGGAAACCCTTAACTCTCGTCTCAGCACGAGCGTAGGGGGAGGGGTAAGCACATTCATCACTACGTCGACTGTATTGAATCTGGGAAAAAGGAACTCGATCGTAGCCAGGGTGGACAAGACGCAGACGCAGGCTCTCTCAACAAGGATATTCGTGAACAAGAACCTGATGTCAGGGAACGCCTCTGGGACGCTTAACACCACTACCGACCCGAACGTCGACCTCCGCTTCGGCCTCCAGGGCGCGGACTCGTCGAGCTACTCAAACTCTAACTTAAGCTTTTACATCTACCTGACGCGGAACGTCACCCAGGCGGACATCAACGCGTTCCACGACGACTGTTCTGCACTGGCACCATGAGAATATTCTTGGTAGTCGTTTCTGTCGTCTTCCAGTTAGCCTCTTCCGGATCATGCTGGATGGCGGCGCAGGAGCACAAAGGGGTCCGATTCGCGAAGTACCTTTACTCCGGCTACCCTGTATGGTCGGACAGGGATCGACTGGAGATCCTGGCCAGAGCCAGCAGGTCGTCGCACACGGTCACGGCCGCGGATTTCACGAGCATAGGACCTACCACGGATCAGAAGGCCGCGGTAGAGATCGCGTTCCCTGGCGGGCGATGGGAGGGACTTTGGTACATCCACGAGAGGATCAGGGTTGAGCTCGTCAGGCGACTACTTCAACAATTGGAGAATCCATGATCATAGACAGGAGACGTAACGATAACATCTTCAAGGTCCTCGTCACGATAATCATCTGCGGGTTAAGCTGGTGGATGATGAGCGTCAACTCGAAGGCAGAGAGGGTTCCGGTCTTGGAGGAGCGGCTTACGAACTTACAGATGAGCGTTAACAAGATCGAGGTAGGCATTAAGGAGCTGCTCTCAAGGCGCAGGTAATCTACGAGATGCTACAGGTGCGATGAGGGGTTTGACGGCGGACAACGCGTCGGGGTCTGCTACTACTTCGGGTTTGACCCCTGGGAGCCAAGGGAGCGCCACTTCCATGCCGACGGGTGCCGGCAGGGAGATGGCGGAAAGGAGCGTACGTGAATTTTAAGTTATTCTTGAGCGCGTTCCGAAGGATGGTCTCAGCTAAAAAAGACTCTTCGTCAGTAACGGTTACTACGACTCGGACCGACATGGAGAACGAACCGGCATGGGACGGTCCGGTCTTGGTCTCTTCTCTCCTCGTGAGGCCGCAATTTGATCTGAGGAGTTTCGCGACCGTAGCCGGCCCTGCTGCGAAGAAGATGGAGGGGAAAACCGGTGTCAACGGACTCGTAGCGCTCTCCCAGGCCTCGCACGAGAGTAACAACGGCAATTCGGTCCTTGCAAGGAAATATGGTAACCTTTTCGGGTTCAAGGCATCGCTTGGCTGGGAGGTTCGGGGGAAACCGGTAGTCGTCATGCGGACATGGGAGGTCGTGAAGACGGCCGACCCGGAAAAATACGCTAAGTTCAACCCGCAGACGCTGCGCACTGACAAGACGTCGTTGGGCACGACGATCTACGAGCTCCGTATCAACGTCGACCAAGATTTTCGGGTATACGAGAGCTGGGACGATAGCTTCCTTGATTACGCGGACCTGATGATCGGGAGGTCAAGGTATGCCGAGACGCTGGATCTCATGAAGAAGGGTCGCCTCCTAGAGGCCATAGAAGCTCTGGGGCGCTCAGGGTATGCGACAGACCCCGAATACGCGAGGAAGCTGCTCGCGAGGTACGAGGCTGTCCTGAAAATAAAGGAGGCATAACATGAAGAAGAAGATCTGGGAGGTGACGGCCTGGACCGCGGCCGTCGCTCTCATGCTCGTGACGGCATGCGCCAACAAGCAGAAGCTGGTGAAGACGGCAGAAGACGCATCTATCGTGAGCCAAAAGGTCACCGACGAGACGAACAGGTGGATGGACTACGCGAGAAAGCTCGAGTCCGTCATCAACGCTCTCAATGCCATCATCCAGGAGCAGACGCGGTCAATAAAAGTGGCGACGGTAACGCCTCCGGCATCTCCCGCGCCAGCCGAACAGCCAAGACCGCAGGCAATCAACCCTGCGAAACCTTGGGGAGGGATTATATCCGCAGGCCTGATTGCCGGGAAGTCGGTCCGTTTCGGGTTCGACAAGCATGACGTCGACCCTGACCAGGAGAGGGTCGTATCAGACGTCTCCGATGCCCTATTAAAGAACCCTGATACCAGGATCTTGCTGACTGGCTACGCTTGCAGCTGCGGTTCTGAAGATTACAACCTCGCTTTGGGCTTGGCCAGGGCCGTTTCCGTCGAAGAGCTTCTCGTGCGTGCGGGCGTCAATTCAGATAAGATCAAAATGGCGACGGCTGGAGAGGGGCAACCGTTCTGTATTGGGGCAGGGAAAGCATGTCACGCGCAGAACAGGGTCGTCACGTTCGAGGCCCTATAAGTTCCTTAAAGGAGGAGCGTCATGGAGACCAACATCATACTTGCAGTCGGGGCTGTAGTCAGCGTGATCATCCCGCCGCTGATGAACTGGCTTAAGGAGAAGTTCCCGAGCTGGGAAAAAAAGGCCTTGTTTCCTCTCATTTTCGGCGCAGTTTCGACCGCGGCGGCATCGATGTCGCTCGGTCAGGTCCACGACTGGCCGTCCGTCGGCATCTCGGTCCTTACAGGCCTCGGGGCGGGGGGAGTAGCCAGCTCGATCAGGGACGTGGCGGTCGGAAAATAACCCAGGGGAACCTGGAGGCAACACCGGAGGGAACATGATGGGCAATGATATGGACGCTCGGTCGAAGAGCCTCATGGAGCTGATGTCCGCCATGGGGCGGGACGAGGTCAGGCGTATCCCCGGCGTGACTATCAGGATCGAGGTCGATGACGACCGAATAAAGGAAGAGATCTCTCCCGAAGGCGCCGAAGAAGATCGCGATGATGAGGACGTAACGCCGTTCCAGAAGCTGATCATGGACAAGAAGAGGGAAGCGAGGAAGGCGTGAATATAGACTTTACCACCACCGCGCTCCTCGAGTCGATAAAAAGGCGGGCTATGATCCCTGCCTCGCAGGTCCTTTTCACTGACGCGGAGCTCCTGAGCGTCCTGACAGAGGAGCTCCATGCGGACATCGTCCCCCTCATCCTCTCTGTCAGGGAAGATTTTTTCTTATACAACCATGACCAGTCCATCGACGCGTCGGAGAATAAATACGCTATCCACGCCAGGGCGTTCGGTCAGAAGCTTAAGGACGCTGTCCTCTTGAACTCCGACGGGAAGGAGGTAGATTTACCGAGATCCAACCCGTCTTCTTTGAAAAAAGAACAGTCCAAGGGGACATTCTTGTCATCCGGCCCGACCTTTTACTTCGAGGGTGACGAGGTCGTGATATACCCTGACACCTCGAACCTCGGTAGTATGAGTTTAAGGATGAAGATTTACAGGAGGCCGAACAACCTCGTGGCACAGAGCGCTGCCGGACAGATCACGGCGGTCGACACGTCGCTTAAGACGATCACCCTCTCAAACTTACCGTCCGCGTGGGCGGCTGGTGATGACGTCGACGTGATCAAGGGGCAACCAGGCTTCAAGTCTAGGGGGGATGACCAGGACGTCGCCTCCATAGTCACTGCCACGAAGACCCTTACCATGACCGCCGCGATACCGGACGGCACGGCCGTCGGGGACTGGGTGTCTCTGGCCGGGGATAGCCCGATCCCACAGATCCCCTATGAGGTACATAACATCCTGGCGCAGAGAGGCGCGATCAAGGTCCTCGAGAGCCTCGGGGACGCTTCTGGCCTCCAGGCGGCGGCCGACGTTTATACGGACATGGTAGACAAGTTCAAGATAACCGTGACGCCGCGCGCGGACGACTCGCCAAAGAGGCTCGTCAGTTCAAGCCCGCTCTTTGGAGACAACGGTCGGTCCAGCGGTTGGTGGTGAGATGCAAGCCCTAAGCATCCAAATGGGTGGTCTTTATACGCACCCGAACCCGTTCTCTAAGGCGCCGCTCGGCTCCCTTGTGAAGGCGAAGAACATGGTCGTGGACAAGGACGGCGTCGTTGAGACCAGGCGCGGCTTGAAAAAATACGGGGACCTCTTGACGTTATCTGGGTCAGAGAAGATCAACGCCATCCTTAACTATAAGGACACGCTTATCATCCATTACGGCTCAAAGCTCGCCAGGGATTCCGATGGTGCAGGGACGTGGATGGACTATTCGGGGACTTATGATGCGCCTGCTGGTGCTATAGCCATCCACGGACTTGAAGCTAATAAGAATTTTTACTTTACGACTGACGCCGGCATTAAGAAACTCGATGCCGTAGCAGGGACGATCGGGGACGCCGGAATGTACAAGGGGCTTGACGGGACGGCGACGAAGAATTCGTCAGTAGGGTTCCTCGCTGACGATAACCAGGTGGCTTACAGGGTAGTCTGGGGGATCACCGACGCTAACGGGAACCTCGTCCTCGGGGCTCCAAGCCAGAGGTTCATCGGCATAAACGCTGGGACTGGAGCGACGAGGGATATGACGATAGTCATCACAGTACCAGACGGAGTGACGACGTCGCACTTCTTCCAGCTCTATCGGTCCGTAGCCTCCGGCGGGGCAACGACCATCCCGAACGACGAGCTCGCCCTCGTCTACGAGGCCAACCCGACGAGCGGCGAGATCACAGCGAAGTCCATCACGTTCCTGGACAGCGTTGTCGAGAGCCTCAGGGGCGCGACCCTGTACACGTCGCCGAGCCAGCAGGGGGTCTCCCAGGCGAACGACTCCCCCCCCCTCTGCCAGGACATGGCCTTTTATAAGAACTACACGCTCTTCGCCAACACGATCAGCAAGCAGCGAAAGATCATCACGATAATCGCCATCGGAGGGACTCCCGGCATAGCCGCGAACGACACGATTGCTATAGGGGGCGTCACGTTCACAGCTAAGACGTCGGAGGACGCGTCAGCCGGCGAGTTCAAGGTCACGACGTCGGGAACGCCGGCGGAGAACATCGACGCCACGGCCCTGAGCCTCTGCAGGGTGATCAACCAATACGCGAGTAACACTACGTTCTACGCCTACTACCTTTCCGGGTACAACGACCTCCCAGGGAAAATCCTGATCGAGGAGAGGGGGATCGGCGGGTCCACTTTATCCATTATCTCAAGCCACGGGACGGCCTATAACCCGAACCTCCCGACGTCAGGGACGACGGTCCAGACCTCGAGCGACGCTTCAAGGAACGCCCTTTACGTCTCTAAGAACCAGCAACCGGAGGCCGTCCCGATAGCGAACAAGCTTTCTATCGGGTCTGCGGACAAGAACATCCTCAGGGTTGTCGCCCTACGCGACTCCGTCTTCATGTTTAAGGAGGATGGCGTCTTCCGGATCACGGGGGAATCTTTGGAAAACTTCCAAGTATCGCTCTTCGACTCCACGGTCATCCTCAAGGCACCGGAGTCGGCCGTCCCGTTCTCGAACCAGATTTTCGCCTATACATCCCAGGGTGTTGTGGCCATATCCGATACCGGGAGCGCTATCATGAGCCGGCCGATCGAGGTGGACCTCCTCCCGATCGCGACTTTTACGAACTTCTCCAACCTGACCTTCGCCGTCGCCTACGAGTCGGACAGGAAATACATCCTCTTCATGCAGAAGATCTCCACGGACACGGTCCCGAAGCAGGCCTGGGTCTATAACGCGCTTTCCAATGCCTGGACGAGGTGGGAGATGACTCGCGGTTATGGGATCATCAATTCTGCGGATGACAAGCTCTACCTCGGTTCCGCGGACAGCGGATACGTCTATCAGGAGAGAAAGGCCTTTGCCACCGCGGACTATGCCGACGATGAATTCGTAGTCACGATCGTCTCGAGTAGCGGCGTAACAGTGACGCTAGCGAGCACGACGAACCTCGTCAAGGGCCAGACGCTTGTCCAAAGTAGCCGGCTTGTTTCCATCATCTCCGTTGATAACGCGACGCAGATCACCGTGGACGAGACTAAGAGTTGGGTCGCCGGCGCCGCGACCGCCTACAATGCCATAGACGTTGAGATGGAGACGGTCCAACAGGCAGCTGGCAACCCAGGGGTATTGAAACATTACAGGGACATTACTATATTTTTCCGCCGGGCCAAATTTCGAAGCATGACAATTGGTGTCAAGACGAACATATCGGCAAGTATAGTTGACCAGACCATCCTCGCTCCCCTGTCCGCTACAGGTTGGGGGTCTATACCGTGGGGGCAATTGCCTTGGGGCGGGCGTAACCAGGACTACCAGACGATCAGGACGTACATCTCCCGTGATAAGCAGAGGGCGCACTGGATCTCGATCGTCCTCAGACACTCGGAGGCGAGGGAGTTCATGGCAGTAGCCGGGATGAGCCTTCAATTCGAAACGATGTCGTCGAGGACGCACTAATGTCCGCCCTCCCGCCGATCAAGAGGATCACGAAGGAGGACCTCAGAGAAGCCCCGAATTGGATCGACAGGCTCCTGATCCCCCTCAATCAGTTCTTTGACAGCGTTTACGGTGCTTTGAACCGGAACCTGACCTTCGAGGAGAACATCCGCTGCCAGGTCCAGACCTTCCAGTTAGTGGCCGGTGTGGCCGCATCGGATAACACGACGAGCTTCGCGCTGACGCTCAAGCGCGTCCCCATCGGTCTTTTCGTCGTGAATAAGAGGAAAGTGGCAGGGAACTACGCGGCCATCGGTTCGTCGGTCGAGGTGGAATGGGATTATGACGGGACGCTTGTTCAGATAACGTCGATCACTGGGCTGACGAACGGCAGCACCTACTCGTTCACGGTCGTCCTGATCTAAGGAGACAGAAATGGCATACCTTTTTGACGAACTCTCCGAAGAGGAGAGGAAAAAACTGGAGGAGAATCAACTCGTAGCTGGCGGGACACCCACTCAAGGGTCGGCCAGCGGGAGTTCTCTCTTGGGAGAGGGGGGAGCGGCCGCCCTATCGTCGGGGCAACCGGCAACGCCTTCTTCTAGCGGGTGGACTAACCTCCGGTCTTATTTAGACGCAAACAAGGAGCAGGGCGCGGAGCTCGCCGGCCAGGTGGCCAGCGGCATCACCAGGACTGGGGAGGAGGCGCGGAACCTCGTCCGGTCGAGCGTCTCGGACTATAACGCGAGGCTCGGGGCCTCCTCCCCAGGAGATATAAACTCATTTATATCCGACGCGGCGTCAGACCCGTCGTCGTTCGCCTCGAGCCCGGAGAACGTGGCCAGGTTCAAGGCCCTGAGGGGTGGGATATTCTCTGGGCCTGGGGCGTTCACGACCGAGCCGAACTACGCGGAGATCGCGAGGAAGGCAGCCGAGGCGTCCTCTCTCGGGGAGACTGGCCAGTCTCAGGGCGGCCAGAGGGAGCTGATCCGGACATTAAACCCGAACCAGACCGCAGGCCAGCTGGACCTCAACCAGCTCATCGTTTCCGGAGAACCGAGCGCGAGGGAGAAGATCTCCGCTGCCGCTCAGCCGTTTACCGGCCTTAGGAACGAGCTCGACGCGGGCGCGGTAACGGCGGAGGCAGCGAGGACCAAGGCGATCGGAGACGCGGGGGCCGTGTCGGGGAAGATAAACACGGAGTTCGTGGCGCCGCAGACGGCAGCTGCCAAGAATATTCAAAAAGACATAAATAAGAGGGTAGCGGGCTTCTCAGCTGACGAGGCGAGCAGAAACGAGGCGATCCGTTCGTTGAAGAACTATTTTCAGGGTTACGATGCTGACCTTAGTCCCGAGGAGAGGGCTCTCTTTTCTCCGGAAGGGACCAACTTCGATGAGTATGACGAAAATTATATGAGGGAGGAGGTCGGGAAGACTATCTCTGAACTCGTCAATCCGGCATTCGCAACTCCTGAGTACATACAACAAGGGGTCAATTACTTGACGAAGGGAGAGAAAATAGACGAGGTCTTACGCGGCGCAATAGACCCTCTCAAAGCTAACCTTTCTGATTATAAAAATGACCCGATCACAAAGTTAAGGAGGAGCGGATCGGTGGGAGACGACTTTCTTCAGGTATTTTTCCCGGGGACGCAGATGTCATCGGGGGAGGCAACGCCGGCAACCGTCTCCTCTCCTGAAGAGGCGGCGAGGATCGTCGCCCTGCAAAAGTTGATCGAGGAACTGTCTCCATTCCTTTCTGAGGAGGACCTAGCCCTTGCAGGGTCGTATATGCCGGCGACGATCGGGAGATATTCTCCGAGGATTCAAGACAACTTAGGTCCGCCGCCTCTGAATAGAATGCTCCCGAAAATACAAAATAACCCAGGGCCGCCACCTTTTAGTCGTTTCATATAAGGAGGGGAAAATGGTAGCACCAATTGTAGCAGCATCGCTCATCGCCGGAGGGACGACTCTTGCGAGTAAGCTCCTTGGCCCGAAAGGCGACCCTGGAAGGAGGTTCAACGAGGAGGCATTAAGACAGTTCCAGGGTATCGACACCCCCGATCTTGAGGAGTTGAGGGTCCAGCTCGAGAAACTCGTCTACCAGGGAGACCTGACGCCGGAGCAGGCAAACTCGATCCTGCAGGACCCAAGCCAGTTAAATAACCTTGATTATGGGACAGAAGGGAGGGAGGCGCAGCTCGCCGCCCTGGACCAGCTCCAGGAGATCATGGTGGGAGGCGGCATGACGGCGGAGGACAAATGGGCCCTCAACGAAATCCAGGGGAGGGTCGGGTCCGAGGACAGGGGTCGGCGTCAAGCAATCCAGCAGAATTTCAGGGAGAGGGGCATGGGAGGGTCGGGTATGGAACTCGTGTCGGAGCTAATGGGCGCACAGGACGCGGCGACCAACGCGAACAGCATGGCCCTAGACGTTAACGCCCAAGCCCAGAGTCGAGCCCTCGACGCCATAACCCAGACAGGGCAGCTCGGCGGACAGGTCCAGGGACAGCAGTTCGGCGAGGCGGCACGGGTGGCCGAGGCCCAGGACGCCATAAATCGGTTCAACGCCCAGACCAAGCAGGGTATAGAGATGTATAATACAGAAAGCAGGAACGCAGCGCTCGACCGAAACCTTCAAGAGAAACAGAGGATTGCGGACGAGAACGCTAAGATCTCTAGCGATCAGAGCAAGGCGAATGCCAGCGCGACCCAGGCGGACTACGACAACAGGCTCGCGAAGGCCGCCGGAGCGTCCGGACAATTCCAGAACATGGCGGCCGGGGAGAGAGAGGCGGCGAACGCGAAACTCGGCTTCCAGGGCGGACTCCTGAACACGGCAGGGACAGTAACAGCTGGCTACCTCGCCTCAAAGAAGAAGCCGGACCAATACAATATCGTCAGCGACGAGAGGCGTAAGACAGGGATCGAGGATGCGGGAAAGGAGGACATCATGGCTTTTTTAGCGTCCCTCGACCCCAAGACGTTCCGGTATAAGGACGGCGGCGTGGCGCAGGGTGAATCTCCAGGCGAGAACATGGGTGTTATGGCCCAGGACGCGGAGAAGACGCCAGTGGGCCGCATGATGGTCCGGAGCGGACCGAACGGGAAGGAACTGGACATGCAAAAAGGGTTCGGCGTCATCCTGGCGGCTTTAGCCGCCCTGCACGACAAGCTCGAGGAGGGAAACCATGCCGCTTGACCCAAGTATTGTCGAATACCTAAAAAAGAAAGGCCTTTTACCTGCGGGGGTCACCTCTACGGCACAAACGGCGGGGGTAGAAGGCACGCTTTCTGCCACTAAAACGCCTCCCGCCACCCCTATACCCCAAAATGGGCAATTCGGCTTCCCTGATGCCCTAGCTGTGTCCCTGTCCGGTCTCGGGGATGCCTTCAAGACGGCCGGTGGCTACCAGGGCTCAGGTTCTGCGGCCGCCACGCTTGACGCGCTCCAGAAGGCCCCTGCAGCAGCTACCGCCAGGATCAAGTCGGCCCGGGAGCTCGGTGAACTCACCGAGGACGACGACCCTGCCTCTGAGACATCCAAACAGTACCAATCGCTCGCCGCAAAGTATACGGGGAAGCCCCTCGATTCATTTGCGGGCGCTAGTGCCACGAAGATCAAGGCCGTCCTCCCGATCATCGAGAAGGCCTACCAGGCAGACGAGGCCAACAAGACCAGGAAGGACATCGCGGAGGAGAATAGGTTATCCCGGGAGGCTATGCTGAAACTCGCGGAGAGTAACAAACAAGCCAAGGGAACGGTCGCCCAGCAAGCGGTTGATAAAAAATTTGGGACAGAGTACGCCGACTACGTCGCCGGCGGAGGGTTCGGCGATACTATGACCCAACTGTCCACGCTTCAGGGCGTCCTCGATCAGCTGAAGGCAGGGAAATCAAACCTGACAGGTCCGGGGATAGGAGCGCTACCAGACTTTGCTCGGAAACGTACATATAAAGAAAGCTGGGCCGCCCAGCAAGCGGTCGAGCAGAGCGTCCAGAGGACGCTAAAAAAGACGCTTGGAGGTCAGTTCACAGAGCGGGAAGGGTTACTTTTCATGCAGAGGGGCTACGACCCATCGCTCCCAGAAAAAGAGAATGCCGAAAAGCTTGAGAGGTCGGTCGGGCAGTTGAAGATTATGGCGAAAGCGAAACAGGAGGCTGTCGACTACTATGAGAAAAACGGGACGCTGAACGGTTATAAGGGGAGGTTTTATACGTTACGGGATGGGCAGGTCGTCGAGGCGACGCAACAAGACTTCAATGAGATGATCAATGGGTCTATCACTGGTAGAGACCAATCAAAAACTATCGATGATAAGGGTTATGAGGTTGGCAAGAGGTATAAGATGAAGGACGGCGTCATGGCGACCTACAAGGGCGGAGGAGTGTTCGAGTAATGACCTATACGCTCGACGACGTAGCGGAAGAACTAGTTTCCAAAAAAAAGTACACGCTCAATGACGTGGACACGCAGGGAGTCTCGAAGATTAAATCCGCGTCCATCGGGGCTGCCCAGGGCGCCTCTATGGGGTTTGGGGATGAAGGATCTGCGATGGTGGTCTCCCTCGCCAAGAAGTTGATGGCTAAGGGCGGGACCTTCGAGGAAAACTACGTCAGGGCCCGAGATGCCCTCAGGGGTAAGATCTTGGAGGCAAAAGAAGCGAACCCTAAAACCTATATGGCTGGCGAATTTGCCGGAGGCATGGCGACTACGCCTCTGGCTGGCGGGACTCCAACGGCGGCGAGGTTGGCAGCCCTCGGTATGATCCAGGGCCTCGGAAGCTCCGATGCAGACCTGACGCGAGGCGATGTCGGCGGGGCAGCAAAGGGTGTGGCTGTCGGCGGAGTCGTCGGCGCGGCAATGAAACCGGTAGCCGCCGGAGTAGGGGTTCTAGCTCGCGGAGCAGGGAAACTCATCAACCCCGAGTGGCTACAGAGCGTGGCCCGCATGCGAGCCTTGCGCTCCCTCGGGTTCTCGAAGGGCCAGGTTAAAACGCCGGAGGCTCTTGAGGTGGCGAAGAAGACAGGGCAGACGATGCTCGACGAGGGCGTTATAAAATGGAATGCTGACCCAGAGGACATGGCCGGCGGTGTCTCGGACATAATCGAGAGGAAGGGTAAGGACATCGGGGCGTTCCTTAAAAACCGAGGGAACGGGATCGAGGCCTCGTCTATGATAGGCGCATTGAATAAGGTTCGCCCTGTTGACGCCGAGGGCAGATGGCTCCGCGGCGGCGAATACGATAAGATCAACAAGATAATTGACAGCGCAATCGACACGGTCCGGGCCCACGGCGACCTGATCCCTTTTGAAGACGCGAACAGGCTCAAGGGCGTCCTCCAGAACGTCGTGAACTGGACCTCCGGCCGAACCGAGCAGGAAACCGGGAAGCGGATCGCCGGTGCCGCGAGACAGAGCATCGACGACACGCTTGAGTCAAGGGCCAAGAGCGTGGCCGACCCTTACCTCACCTTCCGCGACAAGTATTCGTCTCCGGAGGAGGCGACGAAACGTGTCGAGCAATTCTTTAAGGATAAGGAAGTTTACGGCGCTGCCCAGCACGCCCAAGACGCGCTAGCAAATAGACTTTCCAGCGACGTGGCAACAAAGGATTTTGGCCTTACGGATACCATGGTCGCAGCCGCTAACCCTAACGTCGGAGGAGCGGCAGCGATCCTCGCTAAAAAGGGTTACGAGCGCTTTGGTAACCAGGCGATCGCCCACGGCGCCGACGCCGCCTCGAAGAAGCTCTACGCGATCGGGGATAAAATCCCTGAATTTCTAAAGACAGCCCCGCAGAAACTCGGGAAGTATGCTGCTATGCTCGGAGCTGCTGCGAGGCAGGGAGCGCAGGCCGTCACGGTCCGCCATTTCGTCCTCTCCAACACGGACCCCGAGTATAGGATCATGATCAGGGAGCTCGAGAACCAGGACCCCGGCCAGGTGCCGGCCGAGGTGATGCCCTGAAAAAATAGTTCAAAAAGGGTATGGACAAGTTTCTGGTATCATGGTAAAATAACATCAGGATGAAAAACCTTGGGGGAAGCAGACACGAATTTCAGGCCGCAGGCTCAATGAGCCGAGCGGCCTTTTTTGTGCCCAGGCTCCGGTTATCTCCCAAGGTTCCCGTCCTGGGACGTTTTTCGCCCACCTATAATAAGGATGGAGGCTACCATGCAAAGGATTAGGAAGTATGATACCGAAGGAAATGTCTTGACAGAGGATCAGCCGGGCCGCCTCGAAATTATCTGTGACGACTGCGGCAAGAAGACAGACTGGGCTCATTGGTATATGGGTATGGATAGAAAAAATATCCTCGACGTCTGCTCCAGCTGCCACGTGGAGCGCAAGATTAAGAGGGCCGAAAAGGTCACGTCTTTCCTTAAAGAGAAAAACATAGAAAAGGCGAAGGCCAAAAAGGATTGTCAGGGAGGAAGGTCATGAGTCGCCCTACCGAAGATGTCATCTCGAAAATCCGTAAGTGCCTCGCGATGACCAAGTCCACGTTTGAGGGCGAGGCCAGAAACGCGATGGCCCTGGCCACGAAATTGATAGAGGAACACGGCCTGTCTATGTCTCAGGTCGAAATGTCGGATGACGGCCATATCAAGGATAGTGGCATTGTCGAGAACGCCACGAAGGAGTGGGACATCTGGCCGTGGGAACAAGGCATCGCCAACGTCGTACACAACCTCATTCCTGTCGAGTATTTCTACCGGCGCAGAACGAAGAAGAAGTCGATCGTGTTCATCGGGACCGAGTCTGACAGCGCCCTGGCGATCGAGGTCTATAACATCTTCCGTCAGGAGCTCCTTAAGATCTCTCGGGACGAGCCCAGTCCAGTAGAAAGGCGGTCGTTCTTACAGGGCTGCATCGATACACTCAGTAGCAGGTCGAGAGATATTAGGTTGAAGCGAGAGGAGGTTATAACGCGCGCCAGGAGTAAGACAGAGTCAACGCTGAAGACGGGAATATCTGGGACCGAGCTGATGATTATAAAGCAGAAAGACATTAAAGAGTGGATGGAAGAAAATATCAAACTCTCAATGTTTAATAGCCGCGGCTCAGCGGTGTTCGGTGACTCGTATAATAGGGGGGCGATAGCCGGCAAATCAATTAACCTAAACTTTCAGAAAGCTATAAATTAAATGAATTATATGTTGTTTAAGGCGAACCTATGATAACCCTTACCATCCGCGACCGATGTGCTTGGCTCTTCATCCACGAGGATGGGACGGCGCATTTCGCGCTCATCAGATACGACGGGCCGAGGATGAAGGTGCGGGTAACGAGCGAGCATGTTTGGAGAATAGGAGAGGGAAAGTTGTGAGAGTGAGACTGATGCCCGAATCCGTTTATTCCATCGTCAAGCGGCTCATTGAGCGGAACGGCTATGTCACGAACGCCATGATAGAGCCCTTCGGCGTGGACGTGGTCTATACCGCCAGGAACCGCATCCGGGAATATGAGCATCGGGAGCTCTTGCCGAAAGGGAAATGCTTGCGCTACGAGAAAGGGGAACTCTGGAAGGAGAACCGCTGGACAGTGGAGGACGTCAAACCCGTCCAGATGGAGTTGGCGGTATGATTCTCTGCCTCCTGGCGTGGATTGCGATCGGCATGACCATAGCTGGGTTGGGCGGATTGATTTGGTGTTGGCTGGCATGAGACACTTCCATAAATTCGGCGCCAAGCAAACGGAAATTGATGGCATCAAGTTCGCATCGAAATTAGAATCTAGTGTTTACGAAGGGCTTGTCTTGCGAAGAAAGGCGGGCGATTTGATTTTCTTCCTTCGGCAAGTGCCGTTCCATCTGCCCGGAGGCATCCGCTATGTTGTGGATTTCGTGACGTTCGACAAAGATGGCAGCGTTCATTTTATCGACGCAAAAGGGTTCCGAACAAGGGAGTATATCATGAAAAAGAAGTTGGTCGAGGCGGAATATCCGGTGGAGATAGAGGAACGATGACCTGCCCCTCTTGCGGAGCCCAGATGAAATACGTCCCGCCCGATGGGGATGAGAAGCTGGGGCATTACGTCTGTTCCAAGAGCGGGCAGGCGGTGGGGAAGTGCGGGGTGGGAAAAGGAGGCAGTCATGTGCAACTACAAGTCGGGCATCGTGACCCGCGACGGGCAGGTGTTCGTCGAGATAGACACAGACTCACACGAGGAAATTGTCAACCGCCACAAGCTCCACGAGGGGACGACGGCAGACCCCTGGGCGAACTACGTCTCCGCCGAGTGCCTGCCCAGGCGGGACTTGCTCTCGCGCAGGCGGGAGGACTGGGACTACCGGCTCGACGAGCCGGACAGGAAGCCCGCCTGGTATGCCGAGGACGAGGCGCGATACGAGGACGCCTTTTTCGCCGCGCTCCTCTCGCACCTGGACGCGAGGGAGGAGGAGTTGCGGCTGACAGGGAAGTGGCGGGGCGGCCTCACGCTCTGGGAGGGGACAACGCTCACCGCGCTGGAGCTCAAGACGGCGGGAGGGAACATTGGGCTCCGCGAGGGCGCGACGCTCAACGTGCCGGGGCTCAAGACGGTGGGGGGCGGCCTCATGCTCTGCAGGGGCGCGGTGCTCACCGCGAAGGGGCTCAAGACGGTGGGGGGGAACATCTGGCTCCGCGAGGGCGCGACGCTCAACGCGCCGAGGCTCGAAAGATGATTTTTCCCATCCGGGCGTGTCACCTGTGTCAAACCGCGAGGGATGCGGAGGCAAGCGTCACTTTCCGTTCCGCGACAACAGGTTCCCGAGACCGGATGGGCTCTTTGAAAATGGGCGGCGTGGCTGAATAACCGCCTCCTTACGCGGAGTGAAGCGCAGGAGATGGTAAGGCACTGATACGCAGGGTTAGTCCTGCTGCGTCAGGTTGCTAGATGCGGGTAAACCGGAACTCCCGCCGCCGTCCACAATTTTGGAAGGAGGTAGATGATATGGAAAGTCCGAAGTATGTTTCTAGAGTGTGGCCGGGGGCAAACACCGGTGCTTGTGAGCACTGTTTCTGCTCGACGATGATGGCCAGCGACAGACGGCATGAAGTCTGCTGCATGTGCCAGACGAGGCGGCTTGCTATAACGATGCTGTGAACAAGGGGGCAAAATTGAAAACGAAATTATCTATCAAGACCTGGGGTGGAACTCTGCTTTTTGAATATGAAGCGGGGGACAACACTTTAAAGCGAACCCTAGAAGCCGCCGTTAAATCCAGGGCCGACCTGTCCGGGGCCGACCTGTCCGGGGCCGACCTCTCCAGGGCCAACCTGTTCGGGGCCAACCTGTCCGGGGCCGACCTGTCCGGGGCCGACCTCTCCAGGGCCAACCTCTCCAGGGCCGACCTGTTCGGGGCCTACCTCTCCAGGGCCAACCTCTCCAGGGCCAACCTGTTCGGGGCCAACCTCTCCAGGGCCAACCTGTTCGGGGCCAACCTGTCCGGGGCCGACCTGTTCGGGGCCGACCTCTCCAGGGCCAAAGGCTTAAAAGACATTCTCCAAATCGGCCCAATAGGTTCAAGGAAATCATATCTCCTGGCCTTGAAACTCGACGACGGAAAAATTGAGATAAAGACAGGATGCTTTTCAGGAACCATTGGGGAATTTGAAGAACAGGTAAGGGAAAAACACAAAGACAACGAGCATGGGGAGGCATACAAGATGGCGGTGTCGTTAATCAAATTGAGGTTCGGGCTGTGAAGGGGCTGAGGAAGAAGCGGTTTTGGTCATATACGGATTGGAAGCAGAAAAGATTGAAGCAGATTGGTCAAGCACTTTCATGCCCCTTGATTCCAGAAGATATGTTTGAT